CTGAATCCATGTACCAGAAATCGTGTGAGCCTGCCCAACACTTGTGCATGAGTTTGTATTTGAGTATACCACGCAGCACAACTTTTCTGTGATCCATTTCAACATCATAATGGAAATCAAAGTAATCACTGTCGGTCGGTTCTGTGCCAGCACTACGGGCTAGCATGTTGATATACTCGTCTTGATTATTTTTACTTAAGAATACCCAATCTTCGTTCATTTACTGCCTCTTTGTAAGCAATACTCTGCAAGCATTCGTTCACGATGCCATTCATCTGCCATTGGAGTGGTAGCAAAATCGTGAAAGCAAGGAGCACCTAAGGTATAATGCAACAAGTCTGCATTGCAGTTAGGGCCATATTCGTCTGGCAACCAATTCCATTCTGCTGGCAAATCGCCAATGTGTTCATCTCGAATCCAGGTAAAACGATGTAGCTCTGCACCTGTGGATCGTTGAACAAACTCTGGGGTCAAGCATTGATTGGCTGGGCTCTCACAATTCCATATAATAACGCTGCTCCAGTTCTTGCGAGGATAGTTTTCGTTCTTTGAACCCAGGTACTTTTCTTTCATGCATGTTTCGTAGTTGTGTTTAACTACTTGTACATCATAATGATCCTGTCGCCAGCCCCACAGCTCTGTGATGTCACTACGCACAATCATATCGCCGTCGATAAAAATAGCATGCCCAGTGTAATCCATCAAGTGCGGCACTAAGAATCTGCTGTAGATAAATTGATTGCTACCGTCTGTGTGCGTTTCTTTGTAGTCCTCGAACAAATTCAAAGCCAAGGGAATGATAGCAACAGGTTTACTAGCATGTCGTATAATGCTATTTGCACAAACATGATATGCCACCGCTTCTCTGGGATCATATCCGATAAAAATGGGGATAGGTTTCATACGGATATTTATATAGGTGTTTAATGGTGCTAAATATTACCATGAACAAAATAACAAAGATTGGGAATTGGTGGTTTTTAGAGGATGATGTTACTCGATTTAAAGATCACGCTAATACAGCATGGGGCGAAGTTGTCACCAACAAATCAATGGCGGAAGCTATAAATCTTTGGTTTGCCGGTCGTACACAACGGCACGCAGTTGACATCGGAGCCAACATAGGAATCATGACAGCATATTTTGCTCAACGCTGGCAACATGTTACAGCATTTGAACCTACACCACTAATTTTTGCTTGTCTTGAAAAAAACTGTACCAGAGACAATGTTGATTTAAAGCCAGTAGCACTTAGTGATAAAACAGACACAGTAATTTTTGCTGTTGGCAGAAGATCCGAAATTAATCAGATTGTTTCTTCCGCAGATATCTTATCAAAACATTGGTCCTCTATTGAAGTGCCAGCTGTAACATTAGATAGTTTAAATTTAACTGATGTTGACATGATTAAGATTGATGTTGAAGGGCACGAACTGTCAGTGCTGCACGGAGCAGAACAAACTATACGTGGCCAACGACCGCTTATTGCGATTGAAATTAGTTTTGAAAATAAAGTGTTAGATAAAGAGCTTAATAAGGATCATACAACTGCATTGGATCTATTGTGCAGTTGGGGATATAAACAGATTTGGCACGATCGGCACGATTACATAATGGAACCCGCATGAGAGTAATAGACGCATTTACATTCCTTAACGAAGTAGATTTAGTTAAAGCCAGATTTGAATATCTCAATGACGTAGTCACAGACTTCATTGTTGTTGAAAGTAATCAGACCTGGCGCCACCAGCCCAACCGACCTTTCTTTGCAGAAATTATTCCCACACTACCCGCAGACATACAAGCCAAGATACATTATGTTGTTGCTACGTGGCCAGACGAGTGGTTAAACGATGCTGATGGTGTACAAGAGAAATGGGTAGAAAATGGCACACGCGAGATGGCCCTGACTGAAATGCAAAAATGGGCAGATCCCGAGGACTGGGTCATCATGAATGACTTAGATGAATTCTGGGAAATAGAACTATGGGAAGAAGCTTGTGAAGCGTATCACGTTCACGGACAAGTGGTATGGAATCATGAAAATCGTACTTGCTTTGTAGACTGGATCACTCCGGGAATACCTAGATGGCCTGGCAGCAAGATGGCCAAGTTTAAAGACATTACCACAATGGCAGAATTCTATTGCAGTAAAAATAAAGCATTGCGATTTGTAGAAGGCAAAACAGAAAAAACATTATTCCATCCTGTGACTGGTGGTTGGCACTTTACCAAAATGGGTGACGCTGAAACCAAAGCAAAGTCCATGGGCAGCATACGTGAATGGCGTACCTGGGAACCCAAGATTGGCAAAACACCCGAGCAAGCTGCTGCTGATATTATGTCAGGCTCCGGTTGGAACACAGTGGCAAAAAAAGGAAAAATGCGAGCAGAAGCTGACGGTGGTGCTGGTCTGACACCTCGGATACTCAGCATACTAAAACGCATAAACATATTCTGGAGTAACGGAATTAACCCATGGGGCAACAAGTGAAAACATTTAAATTACCAAGCAATAAAATAATTGATCCTGCCAACGAATACTTTACAAATAAAGCTGGAATTGGATGGAACAGAAACGGGCGCGACAGAATCATTGAACTGGTCAAAGACAAACAAAATGTCATTGACGTTGGAGCACATGTGGGCATTACCACTGTACACTGGCTGATGGCAGGATTCAAACGAGTTGATTGCTTTGAAATCAATCCCAGCCATTATGAATGTCTCTTAGAGAATACTGCAGAATACAAAGATCAAATTACTTACCATCCTGTTGGATGTAGTTATGAAACAAAAACATTAGAAGCAGCATACCGTAGTCCCAATAACTCGGGCAGCTTTCAAATGTTAGACGAACACGTGGCCGCGACTATGCCAGACAAACACAAGTTTTTAGTAGATGTTGTACCACTTGACAATTTTAAATTTGAATCTGTAAGTCTTATTAAGATTGATGTGGAAGGATGGGAGTATGAGGTTCTTCGCGGCGCCATGTCAACTATACGCGAACATCAGCCTATTCTATTTGTTGAATACGGGCATGGTGATGCTCGTAAGAGTATGCACAAATACGACGATTCCAAGTTCCAGGAAATGTTAACAGAATTAAACTATTGTGAACTTGAAGTCACTGGCGATGCTATATTTGTACCTAACAGTTTTGTAGAATGAAACACCCAGCGGCTCATCACTGTGCTTGTGTAATACACGGTACTGCATACGACTGGATCTATGTTGAGCGGCTATACAACATGCTTAAAGCCAACTGTAGCAGTGAAATTATCTTGCATGTGTTTACAGAACCTGGTAGAGCTGTGCCGGCACCGTTTGTCAAACATGAACTGCAAGAATGGCCGGGCATTGCAGGTCCCAAAAAATCCTGGTGGTACAAGATGCAGATGTTCGATCCTAGACACAATTTAGGTCGCATCTTATACTTGGATCTTGATACAGTGATTACTAAAAATATAGATTGGATGTGGCAGTTAAGTGAGCAATACTTTTGGGCAATAAAGGATTTCAAGTATCTTTGGCGCACTACCTGGAACGGAATCAACTCTAGCGTTATGATATGGGATACCAAAAAATTTGCCTGGATATGGGACGACTTTGCCAGTAAAAATATCAATGCCACTGTTAAACTTTTTCACGGCGACCAGGACTATCTTAACACAGTACTGTCAGACCAGGATCGAAGATTTATTGATATTGACACAATAAAAAGCTGGCGTTGGCAATGCAAAGATGGCGGAATGGATATGCGTACACGGCAGTATCGACATCCCAATGCTGGTACAGTAATAGAACCCGAGACTGCTGTTATAATTTTTCACGGCCGCCCTAAACCTCACGAAGTAATAGACCCTGTAATAGCACAATATTGGAATTGATATGATTATACGAAATTTTAAACAAATGGGCGAAGCCTACGGTGTACAACCAGTGGGTATTGTGGCTACACTAGACGGTGTTGAAACTTGTATGCGCTTCGTTGATCCAGTGGCCGCACAGCTACCAGTATTCCCGGATCATCAAATTCACGGTGTAGATTTGTTTGCCTGGACTGACCCTAAAGAATGGGCCGGCTCGCATGCCATGACAATCACAGTCTCTGGTGGCATATACTTGCTGACAGATACCTTAGCTACCTATGGATTATATAGGGATTTAACTAGCCCTACATATCCACCACCACTGCTGCCGGGCGGCCCTGATCGATTCTGCATGCCTTTTACCACTGTGATTGACGGAGTTACATTTAAAGATCCCTTGACTGATGTTGTGATCAATGGTGTTGTACAAACAAGAGAACGTTCATCAAATACCACTGGGCAATGGTACTGGGTAATTCCCGACGGTGGCACATTCAGTTGTACTGTCAATATTCAGCCGGGTATTGATTTGCCTGAATAATTTGAATGCAGCAGCATAAATAACTGCAATCGGAGAGATGTATGACTACAAGAACTTTCAAACAATACGGACAAGGATATGGAGCCACTGCTGCTACAATCGTAGTCACGCTTGGCGGAGTGGAAATTTTCAATGGCGATATTGCCACCCTGAATCAACCTGTTCCAGATATGCCTATTGTTCCAGGCGAAAACCTTGGCGTAGAATTATACTCATGGACCAGCACATTAGAATTTGCAGGCACTCAAGCCCTGGAAATCACAGTAGCCGACGGTACGTTTTTGATGTCCAAAAGCGTGGCCAACTACTTCAAATACATTGATCCGGCTCTTCCATCGGGTCCTTATGCTACTTCGGGCCCGAATAATTATGTGCCTTTTTACTACTACACAGACAATGGCGAAGTCATATACGATCCGTTAAGCAGCGTTTCTATTGACGGTACTGCACAAACTGTAGCAAGAGTACCTGGCGAATACGGACAATGGTATTGGGTACTAGGCCCAGGACAAGTGCTAACAGCCACAATGAATGTTATAGCAGGATATGACTCAACAAACATCTATCCGCCAGTTGTATAAACTGTTGTAAGAAAACAACACAAATTTGCCCCATTTTTGGGGCTTTTTTGTGGCAAAAATACCACAAAAATAGTGGTAGACCAGTAATGGCATTTCGGCTATAATGTTTATACACTAGCAAAACGGAACAAAAGATGAATTTAGCAATTGGCAATCAAGTACGTTGGGAAAGCGCAGCCGGCGCCAAGTTTGGCACTATTAAAAACATCGCTCTTAGCCCTGCTGCTAATGACAAAATTACACCCTGGATTGATGTTGAATGTTTAGTACAGATTTCAGACATGTATCAACTTAGAAGTGTGCGTCTTTGTGCTACAGACAGCAACCTCAAAATGATGCGTGTCGCACTTGTTGCATAAAAACAACAGTCAAATAATGGTAGACCGGTAATGATATATCGGCTATAATAGCTATACACTAACAAAACAGGAGCAGTAAATGACTCAAGTCCTAATCCGCAACGGCGTTTATCGCAATAAACCCGTACACAACGAAGTGTTTGAATTAGTCAAAGACTTCACAGCCGGCGCAAAAGGCGGCTTTGTGACTGTTGACAGCAAGGGATTCTTTGGCCCCGAATACGGCATTGCTCGTGTCAAAGTTGACAGCATTGACGAAATTGAAATTATGGGTGCAGATGCCACTGCCCCTGTTGCCAAGTCAGCACCTGCCCCAGAAGCAACAGATGAAGAAGTTATGGCTCGTATCCGCGGCCGTTTTGAAATCCTAGACGAAATGACTAAGGCTGCTGTAGCCGGTGACGTCCGTGCAATGATTGTATCCGGTCCCCCAGGCGTGGGTAAGAGCTACGGCGTTGAAAAGATTGTTGAAGCTGCCTGCTTGTTTGACAAGATCTCGGGCAAGCGTCTCCGTGCAGAAGTTGTCAAAGGCTCTGCTACTCCAATTGGTCTGTATCAGACCTTGTACAAGTACAGCGACAAGAATTGCGTTCTTGTGTTTGATGACTGCGACAGCATCCTGCTTGATGATGTCAGCTTGAACTTACTCAAAGGCGCATTAGACACAGGCAAGAAGCGTAAGATTTCTTGGTTGTCAGAGTCCAGCACTCTGCGCCGCGAAGGCATTCCAGACCAGTTCAACTTCAATGGCACTGTGATCTTCATCACCAACTTGAAGTTTGACAAGATGAAAAGCCAAAAGTTGCGTGATCACTTGGATGCACTCCAGTCACGTTGTCACTACTTGGACTTGACACTGGACACCATGCGTGACAAGCTGTTGCGTATTCGCCAAATTGCAAACGACGGTCAGTTGTTTGAAGAGTATGAGTTCGACACAGAAACACAAGACGAGATCATTGACTTCATGTGTCACAATGCCAATCGCTTCCGTGAGATGAGCTTGCGTATGGCAATTAAAATTGCTGACTTGCGTAAGAGCTTTCCTCTCAAATGGAAAGACATGGCAACCGTCACTTGCATGAAGGCAGAGTAAGGACACAGTATGAGAACACAAATACTGCCCGTTCGAGTTGAAACCGTTAAACAAATTGTCCTTAACTGGTCTTTGGAATCTCGAGGTGAGGTATACCAGTTTAGGAAACGATTTAAATCAGCATACCAAGCTGTTAAGTTTTACACAGAACTTTCAATTGGTGAATACTACGATCGTTATGGTATTGGTCCTTCTGAGGCTCGTCAAGAGCGTTTGCGACGCCGTTTGGTTTCTGTATTTAAAAATATGTTGAAATAATCGGAGTCGACAAATGAACAATCTAACAGACGCAGAAAAAATTGCAGAGCTGAATAAGCTAATTGAATTTGGACATAAGACCGTAGAGCAATGTCTAGCACGTATGGCTGACATTGAAGCCGATGCTGCCATTGGACGCTTGGTTCGTGCTAAATTTGTCAGCGGCAATTCAATCTCTGTGCCACGCATTACCTTAGACCGTAAAGAAGTATTCAAGGACGAACTATGAAAACATTTTGGAGTAGTCTCAAGTACTTTTTATTCTCGTATAAGTTTAGCTTTTTTGACTTCCAGGCAGTACTTTGGGTAAGTATGCTTGCCCAACAACGCCACTGGTTATGGATTCTGTTGTTGATCCCATTGCTGATTTTCAGTACTGCGATGACCTGGCGTATCAAACGAGACGAGGATGAAAATGCGTAAACTGATTATGGAACGATTGAACAACATCTGGTGCGACGAGCTGGAAGGCATCCATGAACTGGCCCAAAGTGAATTCAGCTTGATGAGTGATGAAGAATTGTTAGACTTATACGACGAGGTGTTTGGATTTAGCGGTTAGATAGTACCCGGGTTGCCTGTAGTAAACGCTCCTGTTTAGGCAATCTGTTTTGGGCATCGTAGCAATACGGTGCCTATTTTTTTGACTTTCTTGTGCTATATACTGTATAATATACTATGAAACAAGCAACCATAATTATACACGACGAAGTCAATATCAAGATCGAAGGGTTGGATCTTGACACTCGCCGCAAGCTAGTAAACAAATTCAAATATCTAAATCCAGCTGCCCGTTATTTGCCGGCTGTTAGACTAGGACGATGGGATGGAAAAGTAGCATACTTCCAATTAGGTGGCAGCACTTATGTAAACTTGTTGCCAGAGATTGTGCCCATATTAGAAAATGAAGGTTATGATATTGGCCTTGATGATCGCAGAACATATGGTACTACCTTTGAATTTGCCTTGATGGCCGAAGATACATTTAGTGATCGTGTGTGGCCACCGGGACACGAGCGAGAAGGACAGTCGGTTGTATTACGCGACTATCAGATAGAGATCATTAACGACTTTTTAAGTAATCCGCAGAGCTTGCAAGAAATTGCAACAGGTGCAGGCAAGACACTTATTACAGCAGCACTGAGTTGGCAAGCTGGCAACTACGGCCGCAGCATTGTTATTGTACCTAACAAGAGCCTAGTGACTCAAACTGAAACAGATTATCGTAATTTAGGCCTAGATGTAGGTGTTTACTTTGGTGATCGCAAAGAATGGGGTCGTCAGCATACCATATGCACTTGGCAAAGTCTTAACAACTTGTTAAAGAATACCAAGTCGGGTGAAGCTGAAGTCACTATTCAAGAGTTCTTGGAAGATGTAGTATGCGTGATAGTGGACGAAGTGCATATGGCCAAAGCAGATGCACTTAAAACATTGCTAACTGGTGTAATGGCACATATACCAATTCGATGGGGTCTTACTGGTACAATACCCAAGGAAGATTTTGAATTTCAAGCCTTGCACGTTAGTTTAGGTCCTGTAGTAGGCCGTTTACGTGCAAGCGAACTACAGTCACAAGGTGTATTGGCACAATGCCATGTAAATATTGTACAGCTACAGGATCATGCAGAGTATAAGGATTATCAAAGCGAGCTTAAATACTTGGTAACCACACCAGAACGTATCGAAGCAATTGCTAAAGTAATAGATAAGATTAAAGAAAGTGGCAACACACTTATACTTGTGGATCGTATCGAAACAGGCAAGGTATTGCAAGCATATCTAAGTACGCTGTTTGGCTTGTTAAGTGATAAGCCCGAAGCGGTATTCGTATCTGGTTCAACCAAGGCCACGGACCGCAAAGATGAATACGATGAAATTGCTACAAGTACTAACAAAGTTATTATCGCAACATACGGTGTTGCTGCTGTCGGTATCAACATTCCTAGGATATTTAACCTGGTTATGGTGGAATCTGGGAAGAGCTTTACTAGAGTAATACAAAGTATTGGTCGCGGTATTAGAAAAGCCGAAGACAAGGACCATGTGGAAATTTGGGACATTACTAGTACTTGTAAGTTTGCCAAAAGGCATTTAACCAAACGCAAGGCTTTTTATAAAGAAGCAAACTATCCATTTAGCTCAGAGAAATTAGATTGGCAGACAACAAAATAAATCAATATCCAGCTAATCTTTGCTTGGCTCCTTTTGCATACCTGACATTTGATCCTGCAAACAATGTAAGTCCGTGTCCGGCCTTGGGCGGAAGTGTTTGGCGGTTTGGTGATCAGACCATACACAAGATTTGGACCAACCCAGAGCTGACTGCTTTTAGACAGGACATGTTGGAAAACAAACGTCACGACGTGTGTAGTCGTTGCTGGGAAGAAGAATCTGTGGGTATGCCCAGCCAACGCACTCGCTTGTGGGACATGACGTTAGACCCTGCTGGTATCGCTACTAACATATTGGAAACTGATACTACTCCGCAGGCAGTGTTAGAACCAGCTACCTATCTCAAAGGCCCCATGCAATTGGCCATCAAGATCAGCAATGTGTGTAATTTGCGATGCCGCAGTTGCAACAGCAACGACAGCGTGACCTTGGCTGTGGAAGGACGCTATTACGAAGAAAACTATCAGCTTCGAGACAATGTGTATTTTCAAGAAACTCGAGCCCAAACTTTTTCAGATCAACAGATTGAAGACATAGTTTCTGTATGCCATAATGTTCGTCGCTTGGAATTCTACGGTGGCGAACCCTTGCTGGATCGACAGCTACCGCGGCTACTACAGCGACTGATAGATCAAGAATACAGCCGACAAATAACTATCAACATCAGTACCAATATCACGCAGCCTTTAACAACTAAATTGGTCAAGCTATTGTTGGCCTTTGAAAAAGTACAAATCAATCTAAGTATGGACGGGTGGGCAGAAAAGTTTGAGTATCTAAGACACCCGGGTAACTGGGATTCAGTATATCAAAATGTGTTTGCTTTTAAACGCTGGGCTCGGGCCAGCAACGGGCGTATTACACTGTTGCCGGTGATCACAGTGACTACAATGAACGTGCATCACTTGCCAGACTTAGTGGCCAACATGAAGCAGCATTTTGATCTGGTGCCATTTTTGATCTTGTGTCGCAAGCCCTACTACTTTAGCGTTAGAAACATTCCCGAACCCATTGCTGAAGAAATCCGTGACCGTTTGACAGCATACACCGATTACAACTTTGCAGCCATTGTTCGTGCCTTGGCCGAACCAGCAGATCCTGCAATGTGGGAAGAGTTCAAATCCTGGACTCAAATGATTGATCAATATCGTAAGGAAAGGTTTTCCACTACTTTCCCTGAATACAATCAATTGATTAAACGTCATGATGCCACAGCAAATTTATAGGTTGCATTTTGTCAAATAACCTGTTAAAATTAAAACATGAGAATACTAACCCTTGACAACTGTCACTACGATTTAAATACACTACCTGAAGAAGTGGACGAGATGCGTTTTGCTATTTTGGATAATTCAGATCCGCACAATCCAGACTACCATTACATACCTTTAATTTTTCTTGAAAGCTTCAACAGTCCGGCATTGGTATTACAAATAGGCGACTACACAGTCAAGATGCCAATGGATTGGAGAATGCTGATTGGAGAACCGGATTCCGGGGATTTAGAAGTTATACCCTTGACCAGTATCAACGATAGAGGCTTCAAGGCTTTTCAATTTAATCCACTAAGTAGTTTTAGTCCAACTTTTCTTGACATCGAAATAGTGGATGTATATCACGATGTGGCATGGTATAGTCCAAAATTAAAAAATGGACAGATGCTAGCAGTACCGTTAAACGATGATTCAAAGCCAGAATGTGTTTATTTTGTCAAAGACATCAGTAGAAATTGTGAGATAGTTGATTATTCAAAGGCTTGGTAAATGAAACAATACGAAGACAATCCCTCCGCACCCAAAATCGTTGTGAACCAACCGGACAAAAAAGAAAAAGATTTAGAACGGCGTGTTCGAACTTTGTCGGACCAGGTGTCTGCACAACAAAAAATCATTGACAGAATGCACAGAGATATAGTACGCTTACGTACATCCATCAACGAGGTATCAGCAAGGATCAAGTAATGTCGCAGATAAGTGATAAACTCAACATTGCTAACGAGATGAAACAGTTTGATCTCAAGAACCGCGGCTTCTACGACGAGCTAACGCCAGAAGAACGTAAAAAGTTCAGCAACTTTCTCATGATACGCTGGGGCAGTAGTGTACAAGGCTCTCAAGAACTGCAAGAGTACTATGTGCAGAGCTGCAATCACTACTTTAACAAAAACTTCTTTGCTATCAGCAAGCATCCTAAACTACAATGGCTGTGTGCCACAGCAGTTAGTCCCGGTATGGGAGTACATAGACATCAATGGATTAGTCCCAAGAAGAAAGAAGCCGGCGCAGGCACTGTGCGAAAACAGTTGGCTGAATTGTTTCCCAACATGAAGGATGACGAACTTGATCTGCTGGCAAAGATTACAACTAAGAAAGAACTTGACCAATACATCAAAGACCACGGCAACGAAGTTAAAAAATGAAATTTGAATGTCAATACTGTAAGAAATCGTTTGCCAAAGAAACCACACTTGTGGTGCATGTTTGCGAGCAAAAGAAACGATATCAAAGTCAAGGTGAAACCGGTATTCAATTGGCCCTACGTGCTTATCAGAAGTTTTATGAAATGAGCCAAGGTTCCGGCAATCCCAAATCGTTTGATGACTTTGCTCGCAGTCCTTACTATAGAGCGTTTGCCAAGTTCGGTCAATACTGTGTTAGCATACGAGCTGTTAATATTCCTCGCTTTACTGAATGGTTATTGAAAAATAATAAGAAGATTGACTATTGGTGTAGCGATCAAGTATATGGTGAATTCCTGGAACAGTATCTCAGAATAGAAAGTCCCATGGATGCACTACATAGATCAGTTGAACACAGTATTCGATGGGGTCACGAAACAGGCAACCCTGCAAATGATTATTTGCGTTATGGTAATGACAATACAATATGTTATGCTGTCACTACAGGACGAATTAGTACTTGGGTTCTATACAATTCTCAATCGGGACAAGAGTTTTTAGGACGCATTGGATCCGATCAGATTTCTATGATATGGTCTTTTATTGATGCTGATTTCTGGAATCAGAGATTCAAAGATTATCCAGAAGATACTGCTTATGTTAAAGACATTTTAAAACAGGCAGGTTGGTAATGAGTGCAGACATTGATATCGACATGCCAGATCGTGCAGCCCTACTGAAACTCATAAAGCACACAGCCGCTAGACAAACAGTACAAGGTCAAGTGCGTAGCCATAATTCTGGTGTGTATGTAACAGACATACCTGTGGATCCTATCAATAATTGTGCTGCAATTGATTACAAAATAGCCGAGTCTCGTGGATATTTTAAGATCGATCTTTTGAATATGAGTGTTTATCAGCTGATTCAAGATCCTGAACACTACCAGCAAGTGTTAGCACAAGAACCTGCATGGTCGCGTTTATGGACCGATTCTGCCTGGGCCAGCCAGCTAGTTCACGTGGGCAACTATACTGAATTGCTAAAAACCATGCAGCCCGATAACATACAAAGGATGGCTGCATTTATATCGATTATCCGCCCAGGCAAGGCACACCTGCAGAACAAACCCTGGGCAGAAGTGTTTAAAACTGTTTGGGATGGTGACGATTCAAAGGGATTTATTTTTAAGCACAGCCATGCAATTTCTTATAGTGTTTTGGTTGCACTACATATGAATCTACTCAACCCGCCGCACTAGAGTAATACTTTTACGTTTGCTTTTTCTACGAGTTAGATCATTCAAGCTGCAAACAGGACCGCATAAAACATCCAGGTCTTTATTGACAAATGTTCTGCGATATATTCTAAACGGCTCCCATTCTGCTTTGAGGAAAATGTTGATAGGAACAGATCTATTACTCTCCCACCACCAGACACTGGCCAATTCTAAAAATAGATGCTTGAGATCAGTATCTTGAATATGACCAAAGTCGTAAATAGTGGTAATATTTTCGTCGCGATTTTGTATGATGCCCACGTATTCCACACCGGCATAAACGCATAGTGACATGAAAGGGTACTTCTCAGTTAGTTGTTGTATTATGTTTAAGCCCATAAATATTAAAGGAGATTTCTAAATGTATATAACCACTGCTTACTTATACCAACAAATTCAGCCGGTATTATTGATAGACATCAGTGGTGCATTTTTTGACGCAAGGTGGGATCCAGTGTACGCAAAAAACTTAACTTTAAACCTAGGGGTCGATAATGTGATCCTGTTTCAATTCCAGAATCAAGATCAGAAACCAACTAGCATAGTGGGTGCTACATTTACCTTTCGCATCATCAGCCAAAACGGCGAAGATTTGTTGTTTGCCAAGGAAATGGTTCCACTGAACGCTGCTACAGGTCGCGCCAAAGTCACTATTACTGCTGAAGAAACTCAGCATTTCCAAGAACAACCGGCCAGCTACAGCATTGAAATATCATCTGGCGTATTAGATCAAGCTGTGTTCACAGATGATCAAGCAGGCGCACGTGGCACAATCAATATTGTAAATTCGGTATTCCCAGCATT